CCGCGAGATATCAGGACGGGGCAGCAACAGCTCCCCGTCAAAGCGCCAGGGCGTCGGTCTACCGAGCAGTGGCCCTCCCCCGTAGCGGTGAAGCGGAACCGGGATAGAGTCGTGAGGCTGCTGGAGGCGTTGAAGGGTCGCCGCGTCCTTGACGCCACCCAACGGGCACAGCTTGAGGATCTCTTTGAGACCTCTGCAGTCCGTTACCAGGATGAGGAGTGGATCGCTGAGATTCTGCAGAACTACCCCAACATCCAAAAACAGGTCCCGCCAATACAGAGGCAGCGTACGTTGCGGGGCATCGACCCCACTACAGGATTCTCCACTGGAGAGTACCTAGGTGGCCCTGCTGGAGGTGGGGCCGCGCGCCCTTTCGCCCAGGCCCCTCGCGCCCGTAAACCTGTAGATATCGGCACGCCCAAGGGCGAAGAGGTATTCGCAGGGGGCTACCCAGAGGGGCCACGGCCGCGTGTCCGTACCCATCCCATCCCCGATGACCCCGATGTCCGCGCCCAACAGGCGAGGAAGGTGCGAGACCCAAGGGGCCCCGAGGGGAAAGCCATCCCCCTCGGCTTCCGTAGTGAGGCTACGGACTTTGCCCTCCACAATTACGCAGATATGATTGTGCGGCAGTCGATCCTGCCCCGCATGATGTTGAGTATCGTCAGGAATCGCTTCCCCATGCAGTCGGCTGAGCTGTTCAAGTACAACCCCCTGCAGCATATGGATGAGCTTGAGAAAACATGGACTAACAACATCCGGGGGCAGAAAGTCCAACTCCGTGAGCTGATCCGGCTGGCGATGTACCCCAAGACCAAGGTGGGGCAGGCACTCCTCAAGAAGTTACCTGGGGGGCGGGACACACGGTACTTCCTGGGCCTGGCAGAGGAGGCTGATACACGAAGTGTAGTAGAGGGCAACCTGCCAGAGTGGCGGGACCTCCAGATGGCAGCCTATGGGAAGGCTGGACACGGCGACTACCACCAGGCTGTGGACATGGAGGCGCTCGCAGGCAATCGGGACATTGCATCCAGGCTGACCGCTACGAACAAGCGTGACATGCTCGACGCCATGCTGCCCCACCCCGTCATCTACGAGGAGGAGCTGGTAGAGATACTGCAGGGCATGGACGGTGTGAGCATAAGAAAGATTATCGAGAACCAGACCACCCGCTACCTCCATGATATGACTGCGGTCTCAATAGCACGGACAGCGCGGTCAAAAGAAGTGAAGGCGATGTCCCCCCTTGAATACCAGAAGTACATCACGGACAAGATGGGGAAGGAGCTAAGCGCGAAGGGCGAACTCCGCAGAGCCCTAGATCGAGACGCCGACGAGCGGGCTATTGCCGCTGCCCACCTAGTGGAACGCTCCCCCGGACCAGATCCAGCGCAGCTATGGGGGGTAGATAGCCTAGAAGCCTGGGCGGACATGACGCGGGGCGAGATGGTCCCCCGCGACCAGATGCTGGATGCTATCCGTACCCAGGCAGGGAAGGTCATCGACATTGAACGGCAGACTCCAGGGACTCCAGTGTACCGTGCCCTCTTCGACTCAGATGAGATTGGCGTGGTACTCGACCAGGCCATAACAAACGCTACGAGAGGGGGGCCCATCGACAGCCAGACCCTAGCCCTCCTGGGGACATTCCTGGGGACGGGCATCCGCTTGAATGAGCTGCTAAAAATCAGGGTAGGGCACATCAATTTCGTGGATGGATTGATAGAACTGCAGGGGACGGGGAAGGGTGTGCAGCGGGGAGGCACGGCGGCCGACAGACTCAACATAGCCTCTGGTAAGGTAGTGATAGCCCCCCTCCCCGAGATCGTCGCGGGGTTCCTGGCGCATACACTGACCAGTTCAAAGTATGTCGAGCCGGGTACTAGGTTGAGAGTAGGCGGCGATGTCCCCTTCCTGAAACGCACCGATTTTGTCTTTGGTAAAATCAATCCCGTCACGGGGGAGATGAATCGCAGCGAGGCGATGTCCCCCTACGCGGTCCGCAAGCGTCTTAGCACCCTGGCACTGCGCGCAGTCGGGCCAGAGGGTGTCAAAAAGATCACCCCCCAAGGGCTCCGTAGATTATCGGCCACGATCATGCACTCAAAGGGTGCGTCAATCGGCCAAACGGATCTCTACCTTCGCCACACCATCCCAGGGAAGAAGGGGTTCGAGAAATGGGATTTGGATTCGATGGGGGCAGACGCTGACTGGGACCGCTACCTAGCTTTCAACGACTACATTGCAGGCGGGGCGAAGCCGACCAAGGGGAGCGCCTTGACCGCGAGCAAGATGGTACAAGAAGGCGGGAACTTGGGGGCAGAAGTCAGGATTGATCCCAAGACGGGGTTGGAGTACCGCGTCCACCCTGGTGTCGCGGGCGGCGAGTCGCAGGCCTTCTTACCAGACCCACTTCAGCGATACGCAAACCACGCTGAGGCCACAAAGGTGCATAGGTTGGCCCACCCCAAGCTGGCCGAGCAAATAGACTTCCTCCACGAGTCCTACGACGAGGTTAAATTCCGCCGGGATGTGTTCCCCGAACTAGAAGCCAGGGACATGGACCCTCAAGCCTCCCGACTGCTCCATACCCAGCCCACCACCGCTCAGCCTACGCAGATGGTCAGGTATCTCCCCGACCCCCAGACTGGGGAGAAGGTAGCCCACACTATCCAGATGGGGGGTGCTGAGGCTCCGCGGGTTGTTGGGGAGGTAATTCTACGGTCGAGTGTCCTGGGACGCCGCCTCCTCCAGGCCATCGGTCCCGTCAAAGAGATGATGGGACGGTCCGTCGTGCAACGTATCCATCAAGGCTCCCTCCATAACTTGCGGCAGACCATTAAGGAGCAGCGGTCATTTCGCCACCCGGAGACTCTCACTATCACCGAGAACTCTTCACCACAAGCGAGGCGGCTTGCGGGGCTCTATGATCAAGCCTCGGATGGTGCCGAGGCCATGGCCCGCCGGTTCGATGAGTTGCTCCGGGAGGAGGCCGGAGATCCCATCGCCGCCTTCAAACGATTAGAGCCACCCGACAACCCGCTGGGTCCATTCCTCAGGGCCAAGCTCAATGAGATCCTCAAGGACACCACCAAGATGGTGGAGGAAGGGCTCCCTCCCACGGAGGGGTTTCGCTACGGCATCCCCGGTGGCATCGCGCCGCCCGACGTGAAGTTTATCCCCAAAGTTGGGGAAGAGGCCATCGTTGGAGCGCGGACCCGGTGGGGAGGCGAGGAAACAGTAAAGGACTACCAGGGGGGCCGCAACTTTGAGTGGGTGAACGAGGAACAGGTGCGGGTCTACGACAAGGAGATGGAATGGATCGTGGCGAGCGCCAGTGATGCTTCGAGAACTTTTGCCCTCGATTCTCTCCTGAATGGGTTGGCGTTTGGGATGAGGAACAATGTCATCACCCATCAGCAGGCCCTCGACCTCCTGACTCCTGGAGGGCCAGGGGATCGGTTGCGGAACCTGATCCTGGTGGGATACATTGTTCCCACCGAGTTACTGTGGAAGGCGAAGCGGTTAAAACAACACTTCCCGGACTTCTTCGGGCAGACACGCTCGATGGCCGCCCGGACGGAGGCACATGAGAGGGCGGTGGCGCGGAAGGCGGGGCGTCCCTACATGGCCCCCGAAGCCTGGGAGGACCCAGGGGAGTTGCACGCACGCTTCCTGGGGCTGCCCGCTACCAAGGGGGTTTCCCCGGTACCTATCGCGGGCGAGAGGATGCCAGGACGTGGCGTAGAGGATGTCCAGATCAGCATGGGGGGTGAGGGGTTAGCCTACGCGGCGGGGCAGCTTCGCCACCAAGCTAACTGGACCCTCATAGATGTGATGCACTTCATGGGTGGGCGTACCTATCGTCCTACCTGGTCGAGCTTGGAGGAGATGGGGCGGCAGCCTGCCGCACTCACTGCGCGGATGCAGGAGGGGATGGCGCTGGACAGTCCGGCGGCAGCCTACTCTGTCAACGTCCGCCGACAGAATCGCATGTTGCAGGAGGAGAAGAGGCCCTTCCTCCGCGCTGCCGTCACCCTGATAGAGCGCGTGGATGAGATCGAGAAGGACCTGGCGGCGTGGCAGGCTACGCAGATGCAGGGACGCAGAAAGCTGTACCTGGAGCCCTAGATGCCCCTCAACCCCTTCACCATCTGGCGTCGGCTCCCGACCGACCCCACGCAGGCCGCGTCCATGGTCAGCCAGGCCGTGAGCAAGCCTGTCCGTGCCATCGGTGGAGCCCTGGGCGGAGCCGCAGGCTACTTCTCCGGGGACGAGGACACCCCCCAAGGGGAGCGCCTCCTCCGGGCCGCTGGCGGTGGGGTGCTGGGTGGGGCAGCCCTCCCTGGCATGGCCCGCTCGGCCATGATGGCCGGGAACGTCCCCAATGCCGTCGTCAATGGCATGTACTACAACTACCTCTCCTCCCCGGACACCATTGCCCGCGCCAACTTTGGTGCCATGGGTGGGGTGATGGCACGGGGTATCGAGGAGATGCTCTCGGGGAATCTCCAGAGTGCGGGGCGGATGTTCGGGGCGCTGGCAGAGGGGGCCGACGTGTGGCGGCGCTCCCTCGTTGGGTCACCCGAGGAGGTGCGGGCGCTGCGGCAGGAGATCATCGGGTCTGGAGCGGGGGGACGCCTCGACATCCCGAGTGAAGCCTTCCGCGACGTGGGCCTGGGAAAATGGTTCACGGCCGGGGACAACGCCGCCGTGTATGTCATGAAGAAGTCCGGCATGACCCCTGAGGAGGCCATGCGCTACACCCTGGCCGGGACTCCCGAGACCCAGATGGGGAAGAGTTTTGTCGGGTTGCAGTCCAAGTGGCTGCGAGAGGGCAGCATCCCCCAGCGTCTCACCGCTGCGGCGGTCGCGCCCTTCGCGCGCGTGGGTGTACTTGGGCTAGAGCAGGGGCTGCGCCATCTCCCTGGCGTGGCGATGACCAAGGCGGCAGGCGGCCCTGGCTTCAAGAGTCTCTTCGAGAAGGGGGCCGGGCGAACAGGCTCCCCCGTCCGGCAGGCCATTGCTCGGCAAGTGGTCGGGGGTGGGGCCATGGCTGCGGGGTCAGCCATGGAGGAGCAGTTCGATCCCCGCCTCTCCCTGGTCACCTCTACCCTGGCGGGCCCGGCCTTCCTCCCCTACGCCCTCGGCCGGGAGTTCAAGCGGCAGCGCCAGCGCACCCCCAACTTGATGGCAGCCATCGGGGGCGCAGCTGGAGAAGGCTTGATGGAGTTCTCTCCCATGGGACAGGGCGGGCTCGGGGCCTGGCGCAGTCCGTGGACAGAGCTACCCCGGCGTGCCATCCCCGCCGCGTTCTCGGATGTGGCCGAGGCCCTGGACCCCGCGTTCGGACGTAAGCAGGGACAGCGTGAGCTGGAGCGGCTCGCTGAGCTGGGGGAAATCCCGCAGTACATGGCCGAGCCCTCGGTCGCCCCAGCCATGGCCCGCATCCCTGGCCTGCGCGGGAAGCTCCCGGAGGAGTTCCCGCCTGTAGATATCTTCGGGAAGCCGCGGTTCGAGCGGCCCGAGGTAGTACCCGGGGCAGAAAACATCCCCATGCTACGTGGGATGTCCCGGATGCTCTTCCCCTCACGGATGACGGCGGTCCCGCCCGCGCAGAACCTGCTCGACCCGCAGATGCGGCAGCTCTATGACCTGGGTGTGCGCCCGGCCCCACCGGGGCAGCGGGTGGAGATGCCAGGACTGGGTGGGAAGATTCAGATGCCTGCCGAGACGGTGGCTGGGGTGCAACGCTGGCGTGGGCAGGCCCGCGAGCGCACGGCGCAGATTCTCCAGCAGCTCGCCCCCTGGCTGATGTCCCTGCCCCCACAGCAGCGGGCCATCATGACTCAGTACCTCAACGCCTACCTCAGTCAGGCGCAGGGTCCCGCCGTCTCAGGGGGTGCGTTGGGGATGGCGCTGCAAGGGGGTGGACAACTCCCGCGGTTCTGATATACTACAAGGGCTCAGCTGTCTCCGCCATTGGGGGGGCGCTAGACCTCACGGTTTTGTGTCCCCCCACCTTGCGTCCGCCTCCCCATCTCGACCATCGCCGCGCTCGCCGCCAGCATCCCCGCCCCGAACGCCGCCACCAGGGCTACCACGGGGTGGCATGTCACCAACCCCATCGCCAGGGCTACCAGGGCTGCCATCACCACGTTCGAGGCCAGGTATACCATCAGGTATCTCCTCGTCATACCAGGTTTCCGGGGGCGGATCGATGGGAGGTTCAGGCATCACTGCGTAGGGTCCAAGACCATACGCGGGCGCTCGCGCACAATCTCCGGGAACGAGTTGTCGAGCACCTCTTTGAGCACGGCAATCTTGGCCTGCAGTATCATCTCTGCATTTTCCTGGTGTTGCAACTCCAGTTCGTAGGTCTGGATGCGCTTCTCGATACTCTGCACCATGCTTTTTACGCTTCGACGTGGACGTTTCGTGTCTGCACTCATGTGGCCTCCTTGGAAAACAAACTTTCACGAACTAATTGTGAACTGCAGGGGGACTACCGATTGACCTCATTTTAGCGCATTCCAGGATTTCCCCGTCGCGGCCTCCACCCCGACAGACAGATGGGTCCCCATCTGCCATTCAGCCGGGAGGGGGAGCCAGGGGATGGGGCGCGCCATCAGGGCCGAGACCCGTGCCACGACCTGATCGGCCTGCTCCCTGGGGCACTCGCCCACCAGGGAATCGTGGATAAACAGCCGCAGGGACTCCAGGGCCTCGGGGTCTTCCTGGGCAATCGCCCGGATGGCCCGGCGTCCAATCGCGGCGGCGCTATGCTGGGGATTGAAGGCAATCAGGGCCTTGGCGGCGTGCCCGTATGACCACGACCAGCTCCCGTCCCCCACACGCTGCCAGCGCAGCACCTGGAAATACCGGTGCATCATCCCGGAGGGGTTCCGCACCCAGCCTGCCCCGGCTTCGATGCCCAGCCCCGGATCGGCGGTCTCGTCGGTCCCGTCCACGCGCAGACACAGGTTCCGCTGCCATGTCCCGATTTCCGGGAACAGCTCGTCGTAGAACCGAAAAAACGCCTTGATGTCGCGGGAGGGGACCACCCGGCCCAGTTCTTTGAGCAACACTTCCTGAGCCTTGAACGGGCCCATGAGGTAGTGGTGCCCATGCACCAACCGCTTCCGCACGAACCGCTCCTTGGGGAACCGACGCTTGAACTCGGTGAGGCTGGCTTGCAGCGTGGCGTCGTCCCAGTCGAGGCTCGGGAGGTCACTGGCCGGGATTTTCTTGTCCAGGGTATGCAGCGCGTAGGCATTTACGAAGTCATGCACCCCCATCCGGGCCAGCCGGATGAGGCGGGGACTCCTGGCAAAATAGCCCACCAACAGGGCCTCGATCCCGGCATAGTCAATCTCCCACAGCACATGCCCGGGGGGAGCCACAAACATCTCCTTGACCAGCCCCTGAAGCCCACCCCCGTGGGGGATCTGCTGGAGGTTGGGGTTCACCATCGAGGTGCGGAGCGTGTCGGGGTTGTTGGTGATGGTGGGATGGCAGCGCCCATCGGCGCGCACGGGCAGCCCGCCCACCACCTTCCCCTCCTCCAGCTTCCCGATATACGTCCCCGCCAGCTTTTGGACTTCGCGGATATCGAGGATCAGCGGATAAAAGGGGTCAGCGGGATACTTGAGCATCACGCTGCGGATGGCGGCTTCATCGGTGGTGCGCTTGCCTTGGCGGTGCCGGGTGTTGTGGTGGTGAAAGTCTTGATAGGCCTGGATGCCCTGCCAGCTGGTCACGAACGGGAGCACCACCTCCCATTCTTCGGCCGGAACGGTGACATCCTCCAGCGGCACCCCGCAGGGATGCTTGGCCCCGAGCCTCCCCTGCTTCTCGCACTGCGGGCACCGCTTGTGCGTGACCGACACCAGCCGCACCGAGCCTTCGGGGTACTTGGCCTTGGCCTTCTCCACCTGCTTGTACCGCTTGGTGGGTTTGAGCATGGCGGGGACCAGGGCCTGGATCTCGTCGTTCAGGGTGGTGAGCTTGGTGTGCAGGGTCTCGGCGTGGCGTCGGCGGATGTCGGGGTCCACCCGCATCCCGCTGCGGTGCATGTGCTGATACACCGGCTCGACATCCACAATCTGCTCCTGGTAGAGCGTCCACATCTTCACATCTTTCAGGAGGCCCCACACCTGCTCGGTGATCCGCAGGGTTACGTCACTGTCGGTCGCGTTGTAATACGCCGGGGACTGGCGATTCAGGTGCTTCCACCGGGACTGGTCCGGGAGCAACATGCTCGCCACGAAGCCCAAACTCTTGGGGAGGTCGGAGTGCAGCACATGCCACGCGACCATGCCGTCGTAGATGGGGCCGTTCACCTGGAACCCCTTGGCCTCCAGCCGGGGGACATCGAAGCTGGCGTTCCACACAATCTTGGGGTTGGGGGAGCTGAGGGCGCGCCGGATAATGGGCGCAAAAATCTTGGTGGCCGGAATACTCAGGGCCTCGTAGGGGTTCAGCGCGAAGCTGATCCGCGTGATGGGGGCGCTGCTGCGGAGGTCGAGTTCATCCTCCTCGCGCCGCTTGTCCGAGGTTTCGATGTCGAAGCTGACCGGACGGCCCGAGGGGAGGAACTTGTCGAGCCACGCCAGGGCCACCTCCGGGGAGGGGTCCAGGACATACCGGGTCTGCGCCGGGTGCCAGCCTGCGGTGGCGAGCCGAGCGGCGTGCTGGAGGTCGTGAATGAGGACAGCCTCGAAGTTGGCGTTCCCCCGCATGATGTAACTGGGATGCACCGAGGGCAGCAAGATGGTCTGCCGCCAGGGCTGGGCGTAGCCGCGCATCTTCAACACATCCCCCTCGCCCCAGGTGAATTGCCGCAAGGCGGTGTTGCCCAACGGCACAATGACCTTGGGCTTGAGCCGCAGGAGTGTGGGGTGGAGGTGCGCGTCCCAGCAGTGCGTGAGGGAGGGCGTGGTGTAGCTGGCGTCGATTCTATTACCGGGAGGCCGACACCACAGGGCGTTGGTGAACCAGAAATCGTTACGGGCAAATCCCCCACGGGTAATACAATCCCCCAGGATCTTCCCCGCCGGACCCACGAACGGGAGGCCTTGTTCTGCCTCCCGTTCTCCAAGTGCTTCCCCAACCAGCAGCACCCCTGATGTGCCCTGCCCATCGGGGACCATGAACCCCGTGCTGAGGCTGTCGAGTGGACAGCCCCGACACGCAGTCGGTCGTTGCAACATGCCTACTTACGTGGGTAGACGTAATACCGAATCCGCGCCCGTGCAGGCACCTTCCGGCCACTGGTTGGCTCGATGCCGTAGGGGAGCTTCTCCCCCGGCTTCTCGGGGTCATCCGGGAAGTCCCGATACGTCCGCACCAGCTGCTCCTTGGTCTCGCTGTCGTAGCAATCCCAGTCGAGCATGGCCTCGAAGTGCGCCCCAGCGGTGCCCTCGATGGCGTTGATCCAGTCCCCTGGGTTCTCGGTGCGGATGGGTTCCACCCCACACGCGCGGAGGTAGTCGGTCAGCCGCGAACTCCCGGCCAACCGGCCCATCGTGCGGGGCTTGGAGCTGCACCGCTCGAAGCGCACACGGGCGTCCGTGCCCTCGGGCGCGTCGATGACCTCCAACGGGTCCACCACCACGCGGAGCATCCCGTCGTGGTCTTCGTAGGTGAAGCTCTCTGGGGCCTTGAAGAGATACCGCTGCGATGGGGGCGGCGGCAGCGCGGGACGATCATAGGCGTCCCACTGGCCGGGATCGGGGGGTTTCAGGTCGAGTGGATCAATGCTCATGCCTTCTCCTTGTGATGAGTACCGAGTTGTGCGGTGAGTTCTACATCAGCCGCCGCCTCGCGGGCCTGAATCAGGGACAGGGCCTTGACGAGGTTGGCGGGTTCGACGCTCGGTGGCACCTTGACCGCCGCCCCCGCTTTGGGCAGCCGGGGATTGGACAGCACGACCGTCCGCGGGCCGAGTTGCTGGTCGGTATGGGGTGCCAGATACAACACATACTTCCCGTTACTGAGGGCGCAGCGGAAGGTGTAATCCACCCAGCGGGGGATTTGCGAGGTCAGCGCCTCCCCCACCACCATCGGCCCCAGGATGGGGGTCTTCTCCGCCGACTCTCCCCGCCGCACCCCAGCGGTGTAGATGTGGGGCACATTGGGGTGGATGGCCAGCACCCCCTCCCGAATCTGCAACTGCACCACCCCATAATGCGCGCGGTTCGAGGTGCCCAGCTTGAGGATGTCTTTCTCATCCCGGATGACGACGTTCCACGCGCCCCCACCCCCGACATCCTGCCCCTGCGCCGACATCGACGCCAGCTCCGACATCAGGATTTCGGCATAGGCGGTGAGCCCTTCATGCACCACCAACCCCACCTCGTCAGTGACCACTGAGGTGTAGACCACTGGGTTGGTCTTGGTGCGGACCTCCCCACGCATGGCGTGGTTGACCCACAGCCACGCATTCCCCTGCGGCGTGTAGATATCCACCACCCCATGTTTCTGGAGCAGCCGATACGGACGCGATGACCCCTTATCGGCCAGGAAGACCGCGGTTTTCTTCCCGGTGTGGAGTCGGAGATGGGTGGCCAGTTCTGCGATGAGTGTACTCTTGCCGTGCCCGGTGTCCCCATACAACAACACGCTCAAATCCGGGGAGAGGGCAAATGGTTGCTCAGCCATTAGCGCCTCCAATCAGGATAGTATAGTCAAGATGACTGTATAAAGCAAGACCGCGGCACATAAAAGATAGAAGAAAATCCCCATGATGCCCGCCGGTTCATGTATGTCACGCATTGTGTGCCTCCTTGAGCTGCAGTTCAGCCGCATGATGGGGGTGGCGTTCGACGTAGAGTCCAGACCCGATGGGATCTTTCCCCGTGTTGGGTTCCCAACAGCACTCCAGGTAGGGGCAGGTGCCGTAGTAGGGCTCGCAGGCCGAGAAGTTCTGCGGGAAGGGGGTCAGGTCCGTCGCGGCGGCAATCTCCTTCTCGCGCCGTGTGCGCTGCTCCAGAAAACTGGTCATCATCGCCCGGTTCAGGAAGATGGGCTGGGTGGCCGGAAAACAGTCGCGGACAATCTGGGGATCAACCTGCAACAGGTGATGAATCCACGCGGCTATCCCGCGCCCACCCGATACCGTGTTTTCATACTCCGCCGCAGGGAACCGCTCGAATCCTGGCTTCCGTTTGGCGAGATACTGCGTGTCATACAGGCCCGGCGCACCATGTTTGCGGTAGCCATACACCAGTGTGTGATAGAGCTTCTGGTTCCGGCGATAGCCCTTGTTCAGCCCTTGGACCCAGGCTCCCGTAATAGTTTGGCCCACCGCCTTCTCGCACGCCAAGACCGTGAGGTGCTGTTGCAGTGCGTGCATCCACTTCCGGTTCTGCCACCCCCCGCTGAAGGTCTTGAAGTCGGGATACCAGATGTCCCCGGTCTGCTTGTCACGCAGCAGCACATCGGGGCGGACCATATACAGTACCCCGTCATGCTCCATCTCCAACTCCTGCTCGACGGCGATGCGCTCGTAGGTCCGCCGCCACCGTGGCCAGACGGTCAAGGCGAACCCCATGACCAGCGCCTCGGCCAGCCACTGCTCCTCCTGACGCGCGGCCTGCCACTCCTCCTGTTGCAGCATGTGTCCCACCGCTGCGGCCCAGTCATCCGTCGAGGTCAGCACCTCCAACCCCTGATGAATGAGGATCCCAAACCGCAACGCGGGGGCCTGCTGTGTGGGCACCACGCCCGTCCCCTCGAACTCCGTCAACCAGTACCGCCGCCGCGGACAGGTCCAGTCTGCTTCAATGCGCGTTCGGTCTACTACAATTACGCCCATTTGCCTCCTCCTTCCAGTTGTGTGTTAGTATCCCTGCCATGCATTTCAGTAAATTTCTTCCTTCGCGTGAGGTCAGCGTGTTGGCCGGGGCCTCCGGGTCCGGCAAATCGACGCTCCTGCTCCAGTTCCTCAAGTCGTGGTCGGACGGCCGCTCCTTCCTTGATGTCCCCCCGCCCTCGGACGGGGTGTCGTATCTCGCGGGTGACCGATCCATCAACTCGCTCTACCATCGGGCGACGGATGTCGGCATCGACATGACGACCATACCTCATACGTCGCTGATTGACAACTCCGACATTGACATCAAGATGTTTCAGTACGACGCGCTGAGTCTGCTGTTCCGGCTCCTCGACTCGCTCAAGGGGCCGCTCTTCGTGATTGACCCCCTGATTATCTTC